AGCAAATCGCGCGCGATTGGGAAGCAGCCCAGGGCAAGGCCGAGGACCTCAAAACCTTCCGCAACACGGTGCTTGGCGAGACTTGGCAGGATCGTGGTGAGGCGCCGGATTGGGAACGCCTGGTGGAACGGCGCGAGGATATCCGGCTGGGTGTTGTGGCGCAGGATGCGCTGGTACTGACAGCAGGCGTGGATGTGCAGGATGACCGGCTGGAATGCGATGTCTGGGCCTGGGCTGAGGGTTACTCCTCCTGGTTGGTGGATCACATCGTCATTGCAGGCAGCCCGCGTGAGCGCGCGCCCTGGGATGCGCTGGCGGAATTGCTGGCACGCGATTGGCCGCGCGCGGGCGGTGGCGCGATACGCATCTCCAAGGCCTGCGTTGATACGGGCGGTCGCGATACGGCGGCGGTCTATGGTCATCTGAGGCGCCTGCGCGATCCACGCATTGCGCCGACCAAGGGCGTGGATGGTTGGAATCGCGCGCAGCCGGTGCAGGGCCCAACGCCCGTTGATGCGCTGGTGGATGGGCGAAAGCTGCGGCGCGGCTTGAAGCTTTGGACGGTATCGGTTTCCACCTGGAAGGTTGATCTTTATCGCCGGCTTTGGCTCGGGCGTGGCGAAGCGGCAGAATTCCCGCCCGGCTGGGTGCATTTACCGCAGGGGATTGAGGTTGAATGGGTCAAGCAGTTGGTGGCGGAGCAGCTGCACCAAGTGAAGGACCGTCGCGGCTTTGTACGCCAAGAATGGGCGAAGCTGCGCGACCGCAATGAGGCGCTGGACTGCGCGGTGCTGGCACGCGCGGCGCTGTGGTTGCTGGGTGCCGATCGGTATGGCGAGCGGTTTTGGCAAAGGCTGCGCGAGGATATCGCGAATGCGCCGGTGGAAATGCTGGAGCATCCCCGACCAGAGTCAGCGCCGAACCCCGAACCACCGCCGCTGATGCGCCGGCCTGGTTGGTTGGCACCGCGTGGCGGTTGGCTGCGCTGATTACTTTCGGGAGGAAATCATGAGTAACGGGGAACTCCACGCGCGTGAGCGCGAGGATCTGTCGCTGCATGTCGAGCGCTGTGCCGAGCGCTACACGGCGGTACGCGCCGAAATCTGTGGCCTGCGCAAGCAGACGCGCCGGATCGAAGGCGCGATCTGGGGCATCGTCGCGGTGCTGATCGCGCTTGGCGCGGGTGGCGCGCAGATCCTGCCGATCCTGCGTGCCCTCGCGCGCGGTGCGGGCGGGTAAGGCGCCGTGGATCCCGCGACCCTCGCCTGGGCGTTGGCGCAGCCCGTCGGCAGCCGCGCCGCTGTCCTCGCCTCAGCTTATACCGGCGGCGTCACGCGCGTGACCTTCGAAGGCCGCACAGTCGAATATCGCAGCCTGGATGAATTGGGCCGCGCCATCGCCGCGCTCTACGGCGCTGAGAACGCCGCAGCACGGCGGCCGAGCGTCACACTCGCCAGTTTCACAAGGAACGCATGATGGAACAGACGCATTGGCAACCCGCCACGCTGGCGGCAGCGCTTGGCGTTCCGGAGGAGGCCTTCCGCGCCTTTGCCCGACTACGCCAGATCGCCTGGGAGAAGGAACTCGCTCCTTCAGAAGCGGCAAGCCTTGCGCTGGCATGGGTCGCGGCGGATCGCGCGGCCTGCCATGGCCCGATTGCCGAGGCTGCTGGCGCACTGCTTGATACCGTGACCGAGGCCCCCGCCGAATGAAGCTTCACCTGCGCGCCGCCTGGAATGCCCTCAGGGGTTACGCGGCCGCGCAGGAGAACCGTGCCTCAACCTGGTCGCCCTCAGGCGGCAGCGCGAATGGCGAGGTCGGCATGGCCGCCGCCAGCGTTGCACGCCGCGCGCGCGATGCGGTGCGCAATGACCCCTATGCCGCGCGCATCGTGGATCTCTGGACCGGCAATGCTGTCGGTGCTGGCATCACGACGCGCTGGCCGGAGACGGCGCATGGCGCGGCCTGGCTGTCCTGGGCGGAAAGCTCCGCTTGCGATGCGGAAGGCAAGCTTGATCTCTATGGCCTGCAGGCGCTAGCCATGCGTGCGGTCGTCGAAAGCGGCGAATGCTTCATCCGGCTGCTGAGCGTGCCGACATCGCCGCGGAACCCGGTCGGCCTCAGCTTGCAGGTGCTGGAAAGCGATCATCTGGATACGGCGCGCAATGGCGTGGTGAATGGCGTGCCGACCATCCAGGGCATCGCACTTGGGAATTTTGGCGAGCCGATTGGCTATTGGCTTTTCCCTACCCACCCTGGCGCCTGGATGCTGCCAGGCGCGCGGCTGGCGAGCAATTTCATCCCCGCGCGCGATGTGTTGCATGTGTTTCGTAAGCGCCGGCCTGGGCAATTGCGCGATGTCTCCTGGCTTGCGCCAGTGCTGCTGCGGCTGCGTGACCTTGGCGACTATGAAGCAGCACTGCTGATGAAGGCCAAGATCGAGGCCTGCCTTGCTGCCGTGGTGACCGATGAGAGCGAAGAAACGCTCACCACTCCGTCCTCCAGCTTGCTGCGTGATTCTCAAGGCCGCGCGGTGGAAAGCTTCGAGCCTGGGATGATCCTCTATCGGCGCGGCCAGGGCGAGGTGAATGTGGTGAACCCCTCCGGCGGTGGATCGCATACCGCCTTTGCGCGACGCTCGCTTGAAGCCGCCGCTGTTGGTGCAGGCCTGACATACGACCAGGTCTCCGGCGATCTAACCCAAGCGAATTACTCCAGCCTGCGCGCCGGCAAGATCGAATTCCGTAGGCTGTGCGAACAGGTGCAATACGGCATGCTGATCCCGATGCTGGTGCGGCCAATCGCCGAGCGCTTTCATGCGCAAGGGGCGCTGGTCGGGCTTTGGGGCGATGTGATGCCCAAGGGTGTCGCGCATGTGCCGCCGGCGCATGAAATGATTGACCCTCTGAAAGACACCACAGCGCTGATCGCCCAGGTGCGCGCCGGCTTTGTACCGCAGCCCGAGGCCGCCGGCGCTTTTGGCTATGATTTCCGCTCGGCGGTCGAGATGATCCGCGAAGCCAATGCCGCACTGGATGCGGCGGGCATCTCGCTTGATACCGATCCGAGGCGTGTGGCCAAATCCGGCGGTGCGCAGGACGCGGCGCAGATGGCAGCAGTGGAAATCGCCGCGACCGGCGCGGCCGGGGCGGCAGCGCCAACGCAGCCAGATACCCAAACAGCATAGGGCTCACCATGACCGAAACCACCGACCCGGGCGGGAGCGATCCCGCGCCGGCTGATCCCGCTTTGCCCGATCGACTTCCCCCCGATGGGCAATCGATCACCGCCCGCCGCGCCATCACCGCACCCGCCACCGTGGACCGTGCCGCACGCACGGTGGAGGTCGTCTGGTCCACCGGCGCGCGGGCACGCAACTTCGTGCCATCGCTCGGCGGCATTACCGAGGAGTTGGACATGTCGCCCAATGCGGTGCGCATGGCGCAGCTGCGTTCCGGCAATGCCCCGGTGCTCAACACGCATCGCAGCAGCGATGCACGCGATGTGCTGGGCCGTGTGATCGCCGCCAGGCTTGAAGGCGGGCGCGGCCATGCGCGGCTGCAATTCTCTGCTGCTGCTGACGTTGAACCGCTCTGGCAGCGTATTGCCGATGGCACGCTGCGCGCGGTCAGCATCGGCTACCGCGTGCATCGCTATGACCAGCGCCCCGATCCGGTGAGCGGCGAGATGATTTATCGCGCCGTGGATTGGGAACCTTTCGAGATCTCCATCGTGCCCATCCCGGTTGATCGGGATGCGCAAGTGCGAGGCGCGGCGCCGCAGGGCGCGCCGTCCTTCGCCATTGAACCTGCCCTGGCTGATGAGGAACCACCCATGACCGAGTCGACGCCGGAAACCCCGGCAGCCCCTTCGGCGCCGCCTGCCGCGTCGCCGCCTGCAACCACCACGGTGGAAATGCCGCCCGATCTTGAGGCACTGCGCAGTGAGGCACAGCGCGCCGAGCGTGAGCGCATCTCTGGCATTGATACCGCTATCGAAGCTGCGCGCGCCCTGGTCGGCACGGAGACCGCCGCGCATATCCGGCGTGAGGCTGTCGAGCGCGGCTGGCATCCGGACCAGGCGCGCCGTTCCCTATTCGACGCCATGGTGAAAAGCGCTGCACCGCCTGCCGTCCCGGCGCGGCCGGAAACCGGGCCTGGGCATGACTCGCCGTCGGAAATCCTGGACGCCATGGCCGAAGCCTTGGCCGCGCGCAGCATGCCCGGCTATCAGCCGCAGGGCGCGGGGCGGCACGCTGAATTCATGGGCTGGCGGCCTTCTGACATGATCGGTGAATTGCTGCGCGTCCGCGGTGAACGCAATGTCCCGCGCAACCCGACGCTGCTCGCCGAGCGCGCCTTCCACACCACTTCGGACTTTCCGCTGCTGCTCTCGGCTGCTGCCAACAAAATGCTGCTGGCGGCGTATCAGCCGGCGGCGCCGAGCTATCGGCAGATCTTTCTGCGGCGCGACTTCCGCGACTTCAAGCCGCATCGCCATCTGCGCGTGGGCGATTTCCCGACGCTGATGCCGCTGATGGAGAATGGCGAAATCCAGGCCGGCACCATGTCGGAAAGCCAGGAAATCGTCCTGCTGCAAACCTTCGCGCGGCGCATCCGTGTGACGCGGCCGATGCTGGTGAATGATGACCTGGGTGCCTTCACGGATTTCGCTGCCGCAATTGGCCGGCGCGTGGCGGATTTCGAGAATGCCACCGCCTATGCACTGCTCAATCAGGCCAATGGCGATGGCCCGACACTGACGAACGG